ACGACAACATCACGCTGAATGTGCGGCGTTTTGAAGCCCTGTGCGAGGCCATTATTGCGGCCGAGCTGCACAGGCTTGATTACTTCGTGCAGGCCATGACCTCGGCCATCGCAAACCACGGCGAAACTCTCGCGCCGCTGATGCGGCGAGCCGGATTCCGCTACGTTTTTCTGGGCATCGAGAACATCCTGGAAGGCGATCTGGAGTTTCTGCGGGCCTCCGCCAAGAACACTGAGCGTATGAATGGCAAAAACACCGGTAACGCCACCCTCAAAGCGATCGATTACCTGCACCGCAACCAGATGTATGTGGTCGGCGGATTGATCGTTGGCAGTCCGAGCGACACACGCGAGTCGATTGAAGCCAACCTCGAATTTGCGCGCCGCTACGTGGACTGGCCCTACATTCAGCACCCAACGCCGTACCCGCGCACGCCGATGACGAAAGACTTCCGCGATCAAGGGCTGATCATGAGTGAGCGGCTCGAGGAATACGATGGCACCACGGCCGTGGTCCGCACTGAGCACCTGCCAGCCGAAGAGGTGGAGTTCATGCGCTGGAAGGCAGAGCGCTGGATGAAGATTCACCACATACCCGCGGTTCTTAGGCATGACCCGGGCTTCGTCCTCTTCCAGGGATGGAAGATGTGGGCCCATACCTTCCGGGGAAGCTCAATCCGCTCTGCGGTGGGACTGGAAAGCGAGAAGAAAGTGTTCGAGAGGTATCGAGCGATTCGGCGGACCGAGCGCGAGTACGTGTAAATCTGAATTCACTCTTCCAGATAGTTATGGAAGAGTTGCGGACGCGTAAGAAGTGAGCGGGGGTTTCGTTTCAGACCCAGCCCGCGTGGTTTTTGCAATTGCGCCTGGATCACGGGAAACCCTGAAATAATCCCAAGGTAAGAGTAACCGACGATCCGGGAGCTTACCGAACCGGTGAACGCGAGAGGATGATTCGCGGCCCATTGGAGATCGATCGCTCTTTCAGCCCGAGTGACGGGCTAACCGGAACTAATCCACCTCGGTCGAACGCAGGGGTTCATATTCCATCCCGGGCGGTCAAACGGGAAGTCCGTGTCATCCACTCATTCACCCGATCTAAACATCTCGACAAAGATCTTCTCCGACGCTAAGTGAGTTGGTCCTGCTGCGACAGCGTTGATGATACGGTCCCCAATAATCTCTTTGATCTGACTCCATGCCTCTTCGATAGCGTCCATTTGAATCCAGAAAGCATCCAGAGACACAGTGCCACGAGCAGTGAAACTCTGCAGCGCAGCTTCCCGATCCCCGTCAAACCACCAGACAGAAATTCCCCGCTCCTGCAACGTGCGGATGAGCGGAATATTGGTGGGCGGAAAGCCCCAGTCAATTACCGTGCGCCCTCTCCTAGAAAGTTTATGAACAAAACCGTTCGGACTTTTTTTCAGAAGTTCGATCAATTTAAGCTGCGTTGGAGTACCTCGTCCCGAGAGTAGTTCGTCAAAATCCAGGTGATCAAACCCCTTTTGCTGAGCTAGCCACATGCTATAGATCGTCTTTCCGGAACCCGGGATACCACACACGAGGACGATCCTTCTATATTTCTGAGGAGAGATGGGTTTGGAAATCATGGACCTAAAGGCTATTTGATTTTAAGGACATTATCGAATCGTCTTGCGGAATTGTCGCAAGCGGTCGACTGCTGCTGAACGGTGGTGATTAGTCGCAGGGGGTTCATATTCCATCCCGTGGTGTTCTCACCCCCCCAATTGTTTGAGGGGGTTATACCGTGAGGGAAAAATTGTCGACCCCCACGGAACTGGACCCCTGGGACGCGGGGAGCGTGCTCGCGAGCGGGGCTAGCTGACGGGGTGGAATGAGCGAGTGGCGCAATTCTCAGTTAGTGTAATCGCCTGTGGCTGTTGAAAAAGTCCACTTTTCTCAAAACAGCCAAAATTTGGAGGATAGAAAATGTCCACCCGATCCGAGAAGATCGATTGTGGGGCTTCCTGACGCAATTTTATTTTCGGGAATTTCACGAGAAGGAGTTTTTCAACAGCCACGCCTGTTAACAGCAGTTATCGAACATCGTGGTAGTCGCTTTTGTTGGTGCTTATGAATGGGAGTTAGGTGCGTAAGGGTTCGGAATCACACTGCTATGTGTTTCGGGTATCTTAGCGCTGAAGCTCGTCGCTGCCTTTGCCGTTATTCCAATTATCGCGTTTCGCAGTCAGCCCAAGTACCGCGATGACTACTGGTTGAGTTTTTCGCCGCAGGGAATCAACCCGGCTCCTGCTTGAAGGAAACAGCATTCGGAGCACTGAGAGGATCACTGGCTTAGACCGGACTACCATAGCGACCCTGCTTGTGCGGTGCCGGGGAACGCTGCGAAAAACTGTTAGCGGACACGATCCAAAAACTTCACGTCCGCGATGTCGAAGCCGATGAAATTTGGGGCTATGTGGGCATGAAGGAAAGAGCGAAGGCGAATCTGTACAACGCAGGCGGATACGCTCGGAGACGCTTACACTTACGTCGCAATGGAACGTAACTCAAAGCTGATTCTGGCGTGGCATCTGGGCAAGCGCAATCGGCAAGACACGCTGCAATTCATCGTGAAACTTCGCCGCGCCACGGAAGGAAAATTCCAGCTAACCACGGATGGCTGGCCCTCATATCCCGATGCAGTTGAGCGCGTGTTCGGAAGTGAAATCGACTACGCGCAGTTAATCAAAGTCTACGGCGCTTCTCGTGATGGTGAGCAACGGTACTCACCCGCAGAGATCGTAGACGTGGAGGTAGTCCCAAGAGCCGGAATGCCAGATTTCGAGCGCGTTTGCACGTCACATATAGAGCGCCAGAACCTCACCATGCGGATGCAGATTCGCAGGCTGACTCGGCTCACCAATGCGTTCTCGAAAAAATGGGAGAACCTGAGAGCGGCGGTCGCGTTGCACTTCGCGTATTATAACTTCTGCCGCGTGCATCAAAGTTTGCGTGTCACCCCGAGCATGGAAGCGGGAATCACAGATCATGTCTGGACTTTGGATGAACTGCTGGCATCGTGATCATGGAAAAGCCAAAGGTGAAGCCTTTTGAGTCCGTCTGCCACTTTGCAGAGCAAGTAAGGAAAAAATTCTCGCTCAAAGTGGATTTCTCTCCCGAGGCTCAACTCACGTCTCCGGTTGAAGAGTTGTTCAAATCTATCGGCTCGCCGTCCGGCAAAACCGTTGAGGTTGTCACGGAAGTCCATGTTTCAGAGGTCTCGGGTCGTCCCGACATGGGTGTTACCGTCAACCAACTGCTCATTGGACATGTCGAGTTGAAGGCTCCGGAAAAGGGTGCCGATCCAAAGAAGTTCAAGGGCAACGACAGAATTCAATGGCACAAGTTTCAGGATTTGCCGAATCTGATTTATACGAACGGCAGCGAATGGGTACTTTTTCGCAATGGAGAGAAGGTTGGTAGCCTGATTAGGTTTTCAGGAGACGTGACGCAAGATGGCGCTGCTGCTATCACGGAGAAGGATGCGGATCGTCTAGACCTGCTGTTCCACGACTTCTTATCTTGGCAGCCAGTTGTTCCATCCACTCCGAAAGCGCTGGCCGAGATACTTGCTCCTCTTTGCCGTTTCTTGAAGTCCGATGTCCTCGAAGCAGTGCAAGATCCCGCTTCCGATCTTAGCAACCTTGCAAAAGACTGGCGGAGATACCTCTTCCCCGACGCGGATGACAAGCAATTTGCCGACGCCTACGCACAAACCCTAACCTACGCGCTCTTACTGGCCAAGTTTTCTGGTGCTTCGATCCTCACAACCGACAGCGCTGCAAAGACTATAAAGGCTGGGCATAAATTACTCTCGGATGCCCTCAAGATTCTGAGCGTCGATGATGCGCGAAAGGCAATCGAGATTCCGGTCAGTCTTCTCGAACGGGTCATTGGAGCGGTCGATGTCTCGAAGCTGTCTGCCAAGTCCGAGGGGGACCTTTGGCTTTATTTCTACGAGGATTTCCTCGGAGCTTACGACTCGAAAATGAAAAAGGACCGAGGCGTGTACTATACGCCCGTTGCGGTGGTCCAAGCTCAAGTGTGCTTGATCGACGAACTTCTAGCCAGCAAGTTCGGCGCGGAAGATTCCTTTGCTGACTCCAAAGTTGTTACACTCGATCCCGCATGCGGAACAGGTACTTATGTTCTGGCTGCGCTGCGTCACGCTCTGGATAAAATCGAGGCTGCGAAAGGGCAAGGCATGCGGGTCAACGCTGCTACAATCGCGGCAACCAATCTGCATGCTTTTGAGATACTTGTCGGTCCCTACTCGGTTGCTCATCTGCGGCTCACTCAGCAGATCATCGCGGAAAACAGCGCGGTTCCGGCAGATGGCGTGCACGTCTACCTGACTGACACTTTAGAATCCCCACACGCCGTACCCCCTCAGCACCTTCCTCTCACGTACAAAAACCTCGGTGAAGAACACAAGCGGGCTCAGAAGGTGAAAGCAGAAACTCCAGTTCTTGTGTGTCTCGGGAATCCTCCGTACGACCGCCAAGAAATCGAAGAACAGGATGCTGGATTAGAAAGGCGAAAGGGGGGGATGGGTTCGTTTTGGTGAGGCAGGCGTGGATGGAACCGGAATCTTGCAGGGTTTCATTGCGCCGCTGTCGGAAACTGGAGATGGCGTACACGCAAAGAACCTCTACAACGACTACGTTTACTTTTGGCGATGGGCTCTTTGGAAAGTGTTCGAAACTTTGTCACCAAGAGGCATTGTGAGCTTTATTACTGCGGCTTCATACCTACGCGGTCCGGGATTCGCGGGCATGCGCAAGGTCATGCGGCAGACCTTTGATGATCTCTGGCTGATCGATCTCGAAGGCGACAGCCGTGGCGCAAGGGTTACAGAAAACGTCTTCGCAATTCAGACTCCCGTGGTCATTGCGGTCGGCGTCCGGTACGGTGCTCCCAGTGAAGGCCCCGCAAAGGTCCGATATGCCAGATTTACAGGAACGGCAGACGAGAAGCTCCAGCGTCTTGCAAAAGTGAAGCACTTCACCGATATTCCATGGCGAGACGCTCCCATCGGATGGTTTGATAGTTTTATACCGACGACGACCAATAACTACTGGAACTGGCCGCTAATCACTGACATCTTTCCTTGGCAAGAAAACGGCGTCCAGTTCAAGAGAAATTGGCCGATTGGCGAAACTGCGGAACTCCTTCAGGAGCGCTGGAAGGCCCTGTTGGGTCGCCAAGGCAACAGTCAACGCCTGGCGCTAAGAGAGACAACGGCGAGGACTATTGAAAGAGAGTACAAACCACTCAGCGGAGATGAAAAAAAGACTGTCCCTCTAAATGAGCTGAGTGCAAACACGCCTTCCGTTCCGCCCATGGGATATGCGTTCAGGAGCTTCGACCGCCGATTGGCCCTTCTCGACGTGCGTCTTTGCGATCGGCCTCGAAGAAAATTGTGTGCTGCACACGGCCCTGAGCAACTCTATTTGACAAGCCTCCTTACCGAGGTGTTGGGGGAGGGACCGAGTGCGATCACGACAGCGCTGATCCCAGACTTGCACCACTTCAGAGGTTCATTTGGCGGTAAGCATATCATCCCGTTGTGGAGGGACAGTGCTGCTACTAAGCCCAACATTACGTCGGGAGTATTGCTGATCCTTCAGGATGTAACGCCGGGGGATTTATTTGCCTACTGCTATGCAGTCTTGTTTTCGCCTGATTATGCCAAAATGTTCTGGGAAGAATTGACGACGCCGGGGCCGAGGATTCCGATTACGAAGACAACCGCTCTTTTCAAAGACACAGTGAGCTTTGGAAAGCGACTGATCTGGCTCCACACATTTGGTGAGCGATTCGTCCCGAATGGAACCATGCCCGGCCACATTCCACCGGGAAAAGCCCGCTGCAAAGTGGGCACCCCGACAGATTCAGAGCACTATCCTGAAGTGTTCTCATACAGCGCTCCTACGAAAGAGCTTTATGTCGGCGCTGGTGTGTTTGAGCATATCGAACCCGAACTTTGGGAGTTCAGCGTCTCAGGATTCAATGTCGTTCAGTCATGGCTTGCCTTCCGCATGAAGAAAGGCGCAGGCAAGAAAACGTCACCTCTTGATCTTCTTCGGCCTAACGGATGGCAGTTTGATGATGAGTTGCTGAAATTGCTCTGGATTCTCGAAAACACCATTGAGATCATTCCCGACCTCAAGCAGTTGCTGGCTAAAGTGATCAGCTCCGATATTTGGATGACCGCAGACTTTTCAGTACCAACTGCATGGGAACGCGAGGCCGATTCGAATGGAGACGAGGATGAAGAATCCGAATCACCAGAACAGATGACCATTGACTGACACAGAAGACGCTTGAGGGATGCCTTGGATGTCTTCAACGCAGATTTCGGCCACTACCTCAATTGGCGAACAATTGACATTGCACTAACAACCGTCAATTAGTGAAATCGCCTGGTTACAACAGTTATCCTAACGGGATGGAGAGCTTCATGCGCTTCCTAATATTCTCTGCGCTATTACTGTCGGGAGCCTTTGCCTTGGGAGCTGATCGCGAATGGCATTGGCTCAAGGCTACGAACACAATCAAAGGATGGTCTGTTTCTCAAGGGAATGCCGAAGTTGTAATCACTGGCGGCCAATTCCGAGTGACTCTATTCTCAGACTCCGACAAGACTGTTCAGCGGCAAAGTCGATTGGCTACCGCTCCGAAAGATGACTGGGATGTTCTCACTGCGGTCAGTTTGATTCAGAGTGTTTTGGACGCTCATTCCGACAGCCGTGAAGTCGGAGGACCAATAGATTCCCTCACCGTTACACCTGTCGGCATCCGCTGGTATAGCCAGAAGAAGGAATGCCAAAATCAGCACTAGACTACAAAAGGGTGGACGTGGACGCCATAGACTGCATTACGCCCAGCGAGTGTTCGAACCGAGTGTGCATAGCTCCGGGATAGACTTGGTCTGTCCACGCCAGTTGGCGAATCCGGCGAAGACGCTGGAACGCGGGTTGAGAAATGATCTCTTTTTCCCAGGAGTTCAGCGTGATGAAGCCATGGATGGGACAACGAATCTCGTACTGTCGATGTAAATTCGTCACGAAAGCGGTGTCGTGCCCAACTGTAAGCAAACAAGGGTGAAAAGTCCATCGAAACCTCTTCAATTCTTCATTCGGAAAAACCACTGTAGCATGTAGACGAACAAAAGGCGAACATATATATTTGGAGCATGGACGAGGGACGCAAGCGCGTGCTGGCGATTGTGGCGGGAATTCTGGTGGCGCGGCACCTGAAGACGACGGACGATCTGTTCGATATACCGATCACCTGCTACAAGGGCAGCGTCATAGCGCGGTCATTATTTCCCCGACTTCGTTCGATTGTCGGGTTTGCATAGCATTTGGCAGTTCGCTAGCGCGGGTGTCGGCCACACCGAGAGAGAATCTGTGTCGCGGGTGCGGAAAAACCCTTCAATTTGGAAGCACTAACTGTGCTGAATGTGCCATTGAGGGAGCGACTATACGCCTCGCGACTGCCGCACGGATTGGGCGAATAGCGGCGCGCAGTCCCGAAGCTCGCGCCAAACACATAGCTTCGCGGCGACGACACGCAGAAGCAAGTTCAGCATGGGACGCTTCGAAGCAACCAACTTGGTTAACAGCCGAAGTATTTTCGCAACAAGTCCAGCCCCTGTTAGCGAAAATTTCCACAGCAACCATTCGCTCCTGCCTCGGCATTTCTCGCTGGTACGCCGCTCGGATTCGCGAAGGCTATATTCCGCACCCGCGACATTGGGAACTGCTGGCAAGGCTGGCTAGGATATCAGCCTCCTAACTCTCAAAAACAACCTTCGTTACGGAGAAAAGCAGACCGAATTTTTACGACGATAATCTCACGCTTGCTGATTGCGCGTAACAGAGATAATCTGCAACGTCTAAGCAAACGCCATGACTCGTGAACAACTGAAGCAACTCGAAGCTGACCTTTGGAGTGCCGCTGATAACCTGCGCGCCAACTCCGACCTAAAATCCAGCGAGTACTCCACGCCAGTGCTCGGGCTGATCTTTTTGAAGTTCGCGGACAATAATTACCGTCGTCACGAAGCTGAAATCCTTGCGGAATACCAAAAACGGAAGGGCACACGACGCGAGAAAAAGATTTCGGAGATCGCCGTCGAAAAGTGCGGATTTTACTTACCCGACCATGCCCGCTATGACCACCTACTGAACTTGCCCGAGGAAAAGAACATCGCCAAAGCCCTCAAAGAGGCGATGAAAGCTATCGAGGAATACAAACCCGAACTTGACGGCGTCTTACCAAAGGATGAGTACTTCCGCCTAACCCGCGACGAGAAGACGAGAACCATTCCTAATCAGCTGCTTAAGAATTTCGCCAACATTCCGGCGGATTTCACCGGTGATCTGTTCGGACAGATTTATGAATATTTCCTCGCTGAGTTTGCACGCACCGAAGGATCGAAGGGTGGCGAGTTTTTCACACCGCGCTCTGTAGTTCGTCTCATGGTGGAGATGATCGAGCCGCACGGCGGAAAGGTCTTTGACCCTGCTTGCGGGTCAGGTGGCATGTTCGTTCAATCAGCCCACTTCATCGCTGAACACCGGAAGGACCTCAAGCAGTCCGACAGCGGTGTTTACGTTTACGGACAGGAGAACAAGCTGGAGACCATCAACCTGGCAAAGATGAATCTCGCAGTGAACGGTCTCCGTGGCGATATTAAGAAGGCAAACACCTACTACGACGATCCGTTCGGCAGTTTCGGCGCGTTCGACTACGTCCTCGCTAATCCGCCGTTCAACGTGGACGACGTGAGCCTCACCAGTGTGGAGAAGGACAAGCGCTTTAATACCTACGGCATTCCACGCAAGAAGACCAAAGCAAAGAAAAAAGATAAGGGTAAGGAAACCGTCCCGAATGCGAATTACTTGTGGATTAATCTCTTTGCAACGTCGCTGAAACCGAAGGGACGCGCCGCGCTGGTGATGGCCAACTCTGCCTCCGACGCGCGCCACTCCGAAGCCGCCATCCGTCAAAAGTTGATTCAAGAAAATCTCATCTACGCCATGCTGACGCTGCCTTCGAACATGTTCTATACCGTCACACTCCCCGCCACACTCTGGTTTTTCGATAAAGACAAGGCCGACGACCGCATCCTCTTCATAGATGCTCGCAATATCTTCACCCAGATCGACCGCGCCCACCGTGAATTCTCCGACGAGCAAATCAAGAATATCGCCATAATCAGCCAGCTTCACAAAGGCCGCCGGGAGAAGTTTGTGCACCTTGTTGATCGCTATTTTGCTGCGGGTGCGCAACGGCTTGTTGAGAACAAGGCTCGTGTGGAACCCGTCTCTGCTCAATTGCTCGAAGTGCTCGACGATGCAGCGGGTAAGCAGGCAGTGGCTGAACTTGTGAAGCAATGGACGGGCCTCAACAAACTCCAAGTCCGCTACGAGCACTATGTAACGAAGCACTCCGGCGAAAAAGCCGTGGATCAGAAGAACAAAGCTCAGCACCAGTTACGCGAAGACTTTGACCCTTTTTTTGCCGCGCTGCATGATGGTCTCAAACAGTTGGATAAAACGGTGCGCCAGCACGAGAAGCGACAGGCCGAACAGGCGCAGGCAGACGGCAGAAGGGCTGTTATCGACCGCAAGACCAAGGCTCTCAAAACCGCGCTGGAGGAACTCCACAAGGAGACAAAGAACGCGGAAAGTTTCTATCAGCACATCCGCTGGTTGCAGGAACGCTTCCCAAAGGCGGAATACGAGAATGTGGTTGGCCTGTGTAAACTCGCCGCACCCGCTGACTTGAAAGAGCAGGAATATTCGCTCAATCCAGGCCGTTACGTCGGGGTGGTAATTGAGAACGATGGAAAAACGGAGGAGGAGTTCATTTCCGAGATACTCAGCTTTGGCAGCGAGATTGCCACACTGAGCGCCAGCGCCGCTAAGCTTCAAGAAACTATCTCTGCAAACATCAAAGTGATTACGGGCGACCTATGAGGGGTTGGAAAGTCACGTCATTCTCGCAGATCCTTCTAGACAGCAAAGATGGTGAGTGGGGCAAGAGCGAACAATTAGTTGGCTTTTGCGAAGTAACAATCATTCGCGGGACGGACTTCGCGAACCTTGACAATCCGAGTACTGAGTTTCCACGACGGTGGGTCAGGGACCACATTGCTGAGCGAAAGCATCTTCAACCGGGGGACATCATTTTAGAAACGGCGGGCGGTACGTCGACCCAGTCAACCGGACGAACCGCCATTTTAAAGAAGTCTTTCTTTCTCCACCACTCAGACATCCCCGTACTGTGCGCGAGTTTCAGTCGACATCTACGTCTCAACACGAGCAAATATTCGCCGCGGTTTATCTACTATCTACTCCAAGAGCTGCATCGGACCGGATATATGGCAGTTTTCAACATCCAGCACACCGGTGTTTCGAGGTTTCAATACACAGCCTTCAAGAAGCACACGGAACTGCAAATACCGGAGTTGCGAGTCCAACGACAGATTGCGGCGATTCTTTCAGCTTACGATGAACTGATTGAAAACAACATGCGACGGATCGCATTGCTGGAAAAGCTGACTGAGGAAGTCTACTGCGAATGGTTTGTCCGCCTACGCTTTCCGGGCCATGAAAGCGCAAAATTCATCAAAGGCACGCCGCAGACATGGGACAACACAACATTCGGTAAGTTCTGCGTGCTAAAACGTGGCTACGATTTGCCTGAGCAGAATGTAACACCGGGAAGCTATCCTGTGGTTGCCTCGACAACCATTAAAACTTACCACGATGAATTCAAGGCAGAGCCTCCGGTAATTACCACTGGTAGGTCCGGGAGTCTTGGAACTGTGCTGATGGTCAACTGCAGGGCATGGCCGCTGAATACAGCTTTATATGTCAAGGACTTCTGTGGAAATTCACCGTATCTAATCTTTTATACGCTGAAGAACATGGGGCTCGAAAATTTCAACTCGGGTGCGGGCGTTCCAACACTGAATCGGAATCACATTAACGGAATCAAGATGGCCGTTCCCGATAAGCAGTTGCAAAGACAATTTGATACCACCGTCAAGCCCCTTCACGAGCAGAAGGAACAACTAACGAAAGCAACCGCAGTCCTGACGCGAGCAAGGGAGTCGCTGCTTCCCCGGCTCATGTCCGGCAAGCTTTCCGTCGAAAATCGCGACATCCACTTTCCTCCCGGCATGGCAGAAGAATTGGAAGCCGAGTCCACGGCAGCCGCCTATGCCTAACTTCATCTCCGAAGACCAAATTGAGCGGGCTTTGGTGCAGAAGCTTCGCCAGCTGTACCGATTCGACACGCTCGACTGTCGCACGGAAGACCCAGAGGATTTGAATGACGGCTCGGGACGAGCCAACAAGCGCGATGTAATGCTGGTGGATCGCGTCAAGGAAGCTGCCGTCCGCCTGAACCGTGACATACCGGCAAGAGTCATTGATGATGCGCTGGAAAAGTTGCTGGACCGGCGCCAGGCGATGTCGCTCGTTGCCGCTAACCAGGAAGTCTACAACCTGCTGCGCGACGGCATCCCAGTGGAGTTCGACGACTCCAAGGGTGTAAAGCAGCAAGAGCACGTGAAGCTGATTGACTTCAACGAAGCGGGCAAGAACCACTACATGGCTGTGACGCAACTGTGGGTCAAAGGCGAGCGCGGGTTCCGTCGTCCCGACGTGTTGCTCTACGTCAACGGACTCCCGCTGGTTTTCATTGAGCTGAAAAACTCCAACGTGAAGCTCAAAAATGCGTTCGACGATAACATCACGAATTACAAGCGGGAAATTCCCCAGCTTTTCCTCACGAACGCTTTTTGCGTGCTCTCAAACGCAATCGAGACCAAAGTCGGCAGTATCACTGCCGAATGGGAGCATTTCTTCAAATGGCTCCGTGCGGACGACGAGAAAGAGAAAGTTGATCGTAAGGAGATCGAGCGGAGCGGCACGAGTCTGGAAGCTTTAATCGCTGGCTTGTTCTCGCCGCAAAGACTGTTGGATTATGTTGAGAACTTTGTCCTCTATTACGACAACAAGCAGAAAATTATCGCGCAGAATCACCAATTTATCGGCGTGAACCGCGCCTATGAATCCTTTCTTCGACGGGAAGAACTAGAAGGCAAACTCGGAGTGTTTTGGCACACGCAGGGTTCGGGCAAGAGTTTCTCGATGATCTTTTTCGTCCGTAAGATCTTCCGCAAGGAAACAGGCAACTTCACGTTTGTAGTCGTTACCGACCGCGAGGACTTAGACGGGCAGATCTATCGTAACTTTCTGCACACGGACACAGTCACGAAGGCTGACGCGGCACAGCCTAAAGATAGCGAGGAGATGCGGAAATTCCTTGGCCAAAATAAGCGGCTGGTTTTTACGCTTATCCAGAAATTTGGTTGGCCTGCTGGCAAGACGTATCCCGAACTGTCTCCACGTAGTGACATCATTGTGATGGTTGACGAAGCACACCGCACTCAGTACAAGACGCTGGCCGAAAACATGCGGGCTGGTCTTAAGAACGCACAGTACATGGCTTTTACCGGCACTCCTTTGCTCGGTCGTAGTCGAAAAACCAACCAATGGTTCGGCAACTACGTATCGGAATACAACTTTCAGCAGTCAATGGACGACGGCGCAACGGTCCCATTGTTCTACAAGAAGCGTGTTCCGCAAGTGCTGAACCAAAACGATGACCTCGACGATGACCTCGCCGATATTGTCGAGGATGAGAATCTCGATGACGCCCAGCAGTCAAAACTGGAAAACAGGTTCGCAAAAGAAATCGAAGTTATTAAACGTGAAGATCGACTTGAAACGATCGCAAAGGATATTGTCTATCACTTCCCCCGACGCGGATACCTCGGTAAGGGAATGGCCGTTTCTCTGGACAAATTTACAGCAGTGAAGATGTATGACAAGGTCGCGCGATTATGGAAAGAGCAAATTAAGGAACTGAGCGGTGCCATCAAGAAGTCAACGGACGCTGACGAGAAAAGCCGGTTACAGAAACAGCGGGATTACATGCGATCAGTGGAAATGGCTGTGATCGTAAGCGAAGAAGGCGAAGAAGAAAAGAAGTTTGCCAAGCAAAACCTCAACATCAAGCCACATCGCGAGCGGATGAGCGTGGTGGATGACCACGGCCATGATGTGGAATATAACTTCAAGGATCCGGCGAGCTCGTTGCAATTGGTCTTCGTCTGCGCGATGTGGCTCACGGGCTTTGATGCTCCTACCCTCTCCACTCTATACCTCGACAAACCGATGAAAGATCACACCTTGATGCAGACCATTGCTCGGGCAAACCGTGTCACGTCCTGGAAAATAGATGGCGCTGAGAAGAAAAATGGCGAACTCATTGATTACTACAACGTTTTCCGAAACATGAGAAAGGCATTGAAAGACTATGCCCAAAGGCAAGAGGGACAAGAAGACCTGCCGGTGCACGATAAAGCGGACTTGTTCAAACTTCTCGACGACGCTATCAACCAAGGTACCGCTTTTTGCTCCGAACTAGCTATTGATATAGCGGCTCTTTTGCAGAACAAAGATGTATTCAAGAACGTTGACGCCTTTGCCGAATATGCAAACAAATTATTGACAAAAGATGAATGGCGAAAAGGATTTGCAGTCTACGAAAATACGATTACCAGCCTCTACGAAGCTTGCAAACCTGAGATTCTTGGAAGCCCTGTGGTGCGCTCTGTCGCGGCGTTTCAATATTTACGCGGAGTGGTCGATGCCATTGTTGAACAGAAGGATTTTGACGCGGTCGCAATTCGTGTCGGCGAGCTGCTGGATGAAAGCCTCGTCGTCGATGGCAAACTCGACGGCAAGACAGAATTCCGTATCACCCAATCAGGCAAGACTTGGGACTTGAGCAGGATGAATTTCGAGAAACTAAAGGAGGATTTCCGAGCGGCGAAATACAAAAACATCGAGATCACCGATCTACGTGCCTTCATTAGTCATAAGCTCGAACAGATGCTCAGGGAAAACTCCACGCGTACCGATTTCGCTACGCGACTTCAAGGCATCATTGATGCATACAACGCTGGCAGTTCATCGGCTGATAACTACTTCGACGAATTGGTGAAGTTCACCCAGGATTTGAAAGATGAATCGGAGCGCCATATTCGCGAGGGCCTCACAGAAGACGAATTGGAACTCTTCGATCTCTTGAAAGAAGACAAGATGACCGATGAAGAAACTATCAAGGTTCGTCTCGCCGCGAAGTCTTTGTTGCGCCGCCTCCACGAAGAAAGTCCGAACGTGTTGGTAACGGATTGGTATAAGGACGTGCAGTCCAAGGGTCGAGTTCGGTCTGAGGTTGAATCAGTCTTAGACGCGCATCTACCCAAGAGCTATGACCGCGTCATCTTCACCGAAAAGTGCAATGAGGTCTTTGACTTAATGGTTAACTACGCAAGCCAGGGAGTGAAGTGGGCAATGTAAGCCACTGACTGTCGTGAGAGATCGGCGCGAAGCCACCTCTCTTGTTCGGTGCACCAAATCTCAATCCTGCTCTCTTCATCAAGAAGGCCTCGGAGCTGGATCGCAATCTGAAGGGCTGCTGAGTGCCACAGAACACTTTGTCGACGGGGGAATTAGTATCAACCTGAATGACCGTGTTGTGCCCTCACGGATGCCGTGCTATATTCCCTTCAATAAATGGTTGAGGCGAAGCTTTACATTCGCCTTTTATTCGCCTATAATGACAGGCATGGCAAGTTTGCCCCTAGCGTTGTCCCGGCCCATCTCCCCTTGGTTGGAAATGGGAGCATACGAGTATTTGTGGACAAACGCACACCAAACATTCAAGAAGATTGCCGACCTCTTCCGCGACAAAGAGGACGCTTTACCGTCTGACTTCATTCTTCGTCCTTTCGCGGAACAGTGCGCCAAAGAGGCAACCGAGCTTTTCGTGCGGGCGCATATTAAGCACTTTGGTATCCGCGTGTACGGCACGGGAGATTACCCGGAAAGACTGCGCGATGCCAAGAATCCCTTGGAACTGCTGTATTTTCAGGGATGGTGGGATTTACTGCACACCCCTAGTGTAGCTGTGGTGGGAACGCGAAAACCTACTGATGCAGGCCTCGCAAGGACCGAAAAGCTTGTGCGGAACTTGGTCAAAGACGGCTACACGATAATGTCGGGCCTTGCGGCGGGAATCGACACCGTAGCTCACCAGACCGCGATAGGAAGCGAAGGTCGAACCATAGCTGTTATCGGTACGCCCCTGTCCCGAGTATACCCGCCCGAAAATGCCGATCTTCAGAAGCGGATTGCGCGCGATTATCTGTTGATCAGCCAGGTGCCCGTTATCAGGTATTCGCGGCAAGACTGGCGAAGCAACAGGAGCTTTTTTCCCCAACGCAATATTACGATGTCAGCACTCAGTGCTGCTACGGTTATTGTCGAAGCTGGTGAAACCTCCGGGACACTCATGCAAGCCGCCGCCGCCATTCAGCAGAAGCGCAAACTATTCATCCTTGATAGCTGCTTCCAAGATTCCGGTCTGACGTGGCCGAAGAAATATCAGGAAATGGGCGCTATCCGCGTCAAAGAATACGAGGACATCCGGAAGCATCTTGCCGATCCGACTCCAGAAAATTGATGAGCATACCCGTCCGGACCATTCCTACCTGGACGAGAACGATGAATGTTATTACCTGCTGGAATATACTCCCCGCGAAGGATTTGCGTTTAGCTCTGCCAATGACATCATTCTAAATCTTAAGAAATCCGTCGATCGTCGCGGACGCGCGGAATATCGCTACAAAGAGTGGGCTATTCAGCGTTCTAGCGCCCTGCTTCGCGAAGCGCTGAGTGCACAATGGATAGCCTCGGCTACGTTGGTTCCGGTTCCTTGTTCGAAACAAAAAAACCATCCGCTTTACGACGACCGGATGTTGCAAGTCTTACAACGGACCACGGATGGTCTCCCATGCGACGTTCAAGAACTGGTAATTCAAAACGACAACTTGGATAGTTTTCACGATGGCTACCGTCTTCGCCCTTATCAACTCAAAGCCTATTACGAATTGGATCCTGATCTTCGCGTCCGCGAAGTGCCCAGGGAAGTGGCGATATTCGACGACTTGCTCACAACAGGGTGCCACTTTAAGGCCATGCAATCAATCATCCATGACCACTGGCCGACCGTTTTAGTGTCCGGCATTTTTATCGCCCGCCGTTACATCCCTCACGGCGAAGACGGCGAATGATCCAGCAACGCACTATTAGGACACTACCAACCACCGAGGCCGAAGAAGGGTTTCATCCGCTGAGACCTCTTTGAGCCGCACGGGCCTTGAAAAAAAAACCAAAGCCATCTGTTGCAATTTGTTCCTTCTGTCGAGCAACAAGCGAAGGCAGGAGGCGGAATGAACGCTGAGGTCGAGTCTGCTGCGCGCTGAAGCAGTGCATCGGTGGCAATTTGTCGGCGATAGAGGAGCGTCAACGCGCGCGGAGGGCTCATCGAAAAAATTCGAGAGAACCGAAAGGTCCTCGGGAACTAGCCCTGTTCAAATGGAATCCGAAAATTGCTCACCACGCGGGCACTCGTGTTGGCACCCCCTGAAGCGAACATCGTGTTTATAGTTGTCGGCTCCAGTGCTCCGCTGTCCACGTGCATGTGCGGCTGATCGTAAACATGCTCACTGATGACCAGACCAGGCGACAGCACGAGCACGCCGCAAGCCACAACTTCTGCCGTTCGGGTGCTCATCCAGACATTCCAGTACGGATGATTAAATTTGTATCTCATGATTGCTTTACCCCACCATCAACGCTACTCCAGCGATTTGCACGGGTCAACGTCCTCCGCCGCCGTCTGGTGCGTCCTTTGGCCCCTTTAGTCCTCCATCCAATTGGACCAGGGTGTAGCTGAATTTTTCCCGAAGTGTACAACCCCCGCAAACATTTGACCCGTCTTTGCTCACGCCCGTAAGATCAAGTCAACGTGAGAACTAGACTCCTCGTTGCTAAGCGAAAATCTCATTCACCTTATCCCGCACGTGCTGGCTGCGAGACGGCTTCGTCCGCCAGCGTCAACGACTCATGGAGGGACTGCAATTCCGCATGAGGAACGTCACCCTCTTCGTAAAGCGGGCTCGATACCACGCATTTCGCATTCAGTACGGATGGTGTTTCAAATCTGGCGTACTCAGGGCAAGCCACCCTCAATCTTCCAATCTGGGAATGGGGTGCGCAGCTTAGCAAGGTGCATCAAGCTGAAATCCAGGCTGCCTAAGCCGGGTCTTCCAGGATTTCGCAGGGCGGTGCCACAAAAACCTTGCTCAATTGATGAAATTGATTCCACTAACTACCGCTAACGCCCTCGGGAGAAACTGGCCGCAAAGCTCGCCAAAAGAAATCAGTAAGACATTTTCTCCAGTCCGGTTTGAAAGCAACAATCGCGAAACTGCGCCCATTTTGCGCAATTTCCAGAGGAATCCAGACCGATATCTCTGCACTTCAGACTGTGTGGCGGAGGGAGGGACATTCGAACCGTCGGTACAACTCGTTGAGGCGAAGGCCCGACGTGTGCGTAGGCTGCGGGAGAGCGCTACTCAAAGCATTCTCCGCGACTGCGCGGTAGCCACGCAGTCGTGCTAACTAGTGCGGTTTGGGCATGAGTTCGAACGGCGAATCCCTGGCGATGTGTGACCGAAAGTGGTCACTGTTCTATGCCGGTCCACGAGAGCTCGACGAGAAAGTCCGCCATCTCGGGCGAAGAGTAAGTCACTTCCTTGATCGGTTGCGACTTGCGGAATCGGTCGAAGAGTCCCATTAAAAGGCCCTGAAATCGGGAAACTCATCGAGATCCGGCGAGATCGAGTGGAGCTCGGAATACTCCCAGGTCACTTCCTGCTCGCAGTCGCCGCTCAACTCCGTGAGCGCCCAAACAAGCGCGTCCATACGATCAGGCGACTTCGAGGCCATCGGCACGTAATCGCACATCTGATCTTCAAGTGTGCCAAAGACGCCGAGGTGGTGAACCCGGTGCTGCTCGTAGAGGGCAGCAATCGGTTCCGCGCGTGTCAGTTTGCCGCGCGAGGCGTGTACGGGCTTGTAAGCAAGGGCGTGATCGACATTTCGGAGAATCGCTTCGACCAGGTCGCCGCCGTTATTGACCTCAGCAACGATGTGATCGGCTTTGTGGGCTTGGTAAGCGTTGACCACAAACTTTGCAGCATCGTTCGGCGTGTAGCGACCGCTGAGATCGTCGAACACGTAGTAGTGGGGCGGCCACTCCTGACCCGATGGAGACATACCTTCCGCGACGCAAACAATGCCCCACTCCGCGGATTCCTCGCCGCTACTAACAGCGGGATCAACGCCCACGACAATGCGGCGAAGCGCTGGCAACTGAAACACGCGATCAGTGTCGATCGCTTTCAGCGTCCAGAGCGCACCTAAACGGTCGTCTAGAATCTCGGCATTCAACTCCTGGCGGCCGAGCCGGGTGCCTTCGTACTTCCCGATGATCGTTTCGAAGAAGGCCGGCGACAGGTTGGAGCGATTATCATAGGTCGTGCCCTGGATGAGGTAGGTCGATGGACTGTGCGCAAGCATCTTGATCAGCTTTGTCGGCTTCGGCGTCGTTGTGATCACCGTCTGCGGCTTCGCACCGAGGCGCAATCCGAACTCGGCTTGCTCCCAACAAGCCTCGGGATACTTCCAGCTGGCGATCTCGTCGCACCAGATCTTCATGTGTTGCGGTCCGCGGAGACTCTCAGGATCTTCGGCCGAGAACAGGAGAGAGATGGCGCCGTTCGGCCAAACCAGCCGGCGTTTCGACTTCTCATAGACCGGGGCTTCATCTTTGCGGCAGACCTCCAGGATCGCGGAGCCGGCGCCAATGCCTTGCACCATGACGTCGCGGACGTCGGCAGCCGTGGGACCGATCAGATTCACGATCGCGAACTCCTTGGCCCAACGCCGGACCTGCTCGGCGCCCATGCGCGTTTTCCCGAATCCACGACCAGCGAGAATCAGCCAGTTGACCCAGTCGCCAGGCGGAGCGAGTTGGTTCGACCGGGCCCAGAATTCCCAGTCATGCAAAAGTACATTTGCTTCCTCATCGGAAAGTTCTGCGATCACGTTGCGGCGCGCCGCCTTCGAAAGAGCTTTGAATCGATCAGCTTTCATTGTTTTCCTCTCGTTCATGGCGTTCCAGTACCGCCAGGAGCTTTTCTCTGACGCTTGATTCCATGGTTTTCATGTCTCCTTGCTTTACGAGCTCTGGGAAGCGGATCACTAGGTCCGCGAGAAGCTTTAATGCTTTCAGATCACCACTGGCTGCTTTGTTCAGCAACTGGGTGAAGCTGGCTTCGATCTTGGTCATCGACTTGGGGCCATGTTTCCCCTGGGTCAGGACTTTTTGTTTCCCAATCTTCGCGAGCAACTCTGGGATCCCGGGGACCTTCCGAGGGCGTCCACTAGGGTTGCCAGAGCGCCCTTTTTGGAAGTGAGATGCTTTCGGTGGTTTCTTATAACCAGCCTGATCTTCAGTATCATTCGCCATTGAGCACCTCCACTTGATCAAACTGCTCGCCAGTTGCGGCGCAAACCGCTTTTTCCCCGGTCTGCTTTTCCCATCTCCTGATCGCGGTATCGACGTACAAGGGATCGATCTCGATGGCATAGCAAACACGGCTCACTTTCTCTGCTGCAAGAATTGTGGAACCGACGCCAGCAAAGTTGTCGAGTATGATGTCGCCACGCGAGGAGCAGTCGAGAATCGCGTCGGCGATCATCGCTACCGGCTTTACCGTGGGGTGGAGGGCCAATAGATTGTCTTCGCCCCCTGACTTCGACAACGTATTCACGCCTGGATAGCGCCATACGTTGGTGCGATTCCGCCCAAATCTTCCCAGCTGAATGTTGTTCCGATGGGATTCTTTTCCTTTTCTAAATACGAAAACTAGCTCATGCTGAGAGCGATAAAACGAACCCATCCCGCCATTGTCTTTCATCCAGATACAAAGGTTAAGGAGTGTGTCGTAGGTCTTCTTGCCAGCCAGCAAGACCTCTGCTGCATGCCGCCAGTCCATACAGAGGAAGTGAACCGAGCCATCGCGGCTATGACGTTCGAGGAGAGAAAATGAGCTACATAAGAAATCGAAAAACTCTGATTCACTCATCTCGCCCGAAGCCATGGCAAATTCCCGATGCCGGATCGCCCCCTTGCCGCAGACGTTTCCATCGATCTTCACGTTGTAGGGAGGATCGGCGAAGACAACATCGGCTTTTTGGCCATTCATGAGTACTGAGTAGGTCGATTCTTCGAGAGCGTCGCCACAGATCAGGCGATGATCCCCTAATAACCAAATGTCCCCAGGCTTTGTAACCGGCGCGCCAGATCTGATTTCGACCGATTCTTCCTCCGGCTTTTGTTCTTCTTCTGCTGCTTCCTGCAGGATCAGATCGATTTCTCCGACCTCGAAGCCCGTGATTACGACATCAAACCCAAGGTCGACAGCGGTCAAGTGCTGCAGCTCAATCGCAAGAATCGAATTATCCCAGCCTGCTTTTTCGGCCAGCCGGTTATCGGCCAGAATGTAGGCCCGGATCTCGTCCTCGGTAAGGTTCTCGAGGCATATCGTCGGAACGCTCCTCATTCCTAAGAGCTTGGCGGCCTCAACGCGACCGTGGCCGGCAGCGATCATGCGCGAGCGATTCACCAGGACGGGATTGGTGAAGCCGAAGGCGCGGATACTGTTGGCGATCTGACGAATTTGGCGTTTCGAATGGGTTCGCGCGTTTCTTGCGTACGGAACCAAGTTCTGAATCTCTTCATACGTAACCGTTAACTGATTTATCGACATTTTTTCTAAACTCCTTATTCTGAAAAAGTGTGGTTTGTCCCGTCACATCAGCCAAAAATCCAGTGCCTCCTTACATGATTCATTTTCCCGTTTATGCGTGATACACTATCTGAGATTTATAATGTCACTGGTGAGCATTCGACACAATGAACTAATCATGTCACGCGAAAAACTTTGGTTATCGGTAGAAATCGCTTTCCTTCGTATCCCGACCGAGTGGACGATGGAAAGAAACGATAAACTCCGCTGGGTGGCGGTACCGGCGGTGACTCAAGCAACATCGGCCAAGATTGCCGAGATTGATGGCTGGGGACTACGCCGGCGCTTTCTGCGGCTGAAGCCGGGGGACCGGAAAGCGGCGCTTCAGTTCCTGCAGGACGTAGGAGTGTGGCAAGCCGAACCCGATAGCGGGGCATCCTTGAACGAGGGGGATAAGTTGGTCAGCGGAGCGTTCGGTGCCCGCGCGTTCAACGGCCGGGCACTCCCGGTTCCGTTAGACGTTCTCTGGCGAAGGCAACGGTGGTGGCTCAAGACACTGCGCGATCCTGCAGCACTGAAAAAACGTCTCGGACCACCGCCGTCCACGAGCGCGCACAGCTTTCAGAAACTAATGTTCGCTTTACAAAACAGAATGATGAATGAATTTTCCATGCACATCGAGTGGAGACGTGATGGCGCTCTTGCCGTGGCAGAAACCATCACAGGCGTGGAAATGCTGATGGCCACCACTCACCTGGACCTGCTCCGCCATGCCGACTTCGGAAGCTGCGCTCGCGCAGATTGCGGAATTCCCTTTGCCCATCGCTCGGGCCACAACCAAATCTATTGCGGTCCGGAATGTGCCCACGTGGTAGCGCAGCGCGCGCTGCGTGAACGTCAGAAGAGAGAAGAAGACGGCCTGTAATGGCCAAATGTTAGCGACCGTCGCAGACTGCGTCCATCCAAGCCCCTTCTAGCACCCCTTGGTGCCAGATTTCACTTGATTGTTAGCGCCAAGGAAGCGTCAATGTCCAGCTGGGAGGATTTCCTATGCCGGATCCAGTTGAGACGCGCCTTGCTGCCTTGCCCACAATGAGCAAAGCGGAGTTGTGTGATCTCTGGAAACAGTTGTTCCATTCCGATCCCTCGTCCGACCTGCGACGGGACTTGATGATTCCGATCCTTACGTACCGAATCCAGGAGCAGGCCTTCGGATCGCTCAGCGCCCGTAACCGCGAACGACTTCGCCAGCTCAGTCTGGCCTTCGAAAAAGGAAGCGATTCCGCCGCTACCGGCGTACCGCGAATTCGCCCAGGAACGCGATTGGTTCGTCAGTGGGGGGATCAGGTTCACCTGGTGAACGTGCATATTAATGGCTACGAGTACCAAGGCACTCGCTACCGCAGCCTCTCCGAGATCGCCCGCCGGATTACCGGCACGCGGTGGTCTGGGCCATTGTTTTTCGGAATCAAGAACGAATCTACAAGCGACAAATCGCAGGAGGTCCAATGAGTGCGGATCGAAAACCAATGGTGCGCTGTGCCATCTATACGCGGAAGTCTTCCGAAGAGGGTCTCGAACAATCCTTCAACTCGCTGGATGCGCAGCGCGAGGCCTGCGAGGCCTTTATCGCCAGTCAGCGGCATGAGGGCTGGCAAGCGATCGCAACCCACTACGACGACGGAGGATATTCCGGCGGCAGTATGGAGCGGCCCGCCCTGAAGCAGCTGCTCGCCGACGTCGCCGCGAACAAGATCAACGTCCTTGTCGTCTACAAGGTCGACCGGCTCACCCGGAGCCTGGCTGATTTCTCCAAGATCGTCGAAACGCTTGATGCCAAGAGGGTTTCCTTTGTCTCGGTGACCCAGCAGTTCAATACCACGAGCTCGATGGGGCGGCTTACCCTCAACGTCCTTCTGTCCTTCGCACAGTTTGAACGGGAAGTGACCGGGGAGAGGATTCGGGACAAGATCGCAGCCTCGAAGAAGAAAGGCATGTGGATGGGAGGACTGGTGCCCTTGGGCTACGACCTGGAGGGACGCAAGCTGGTTCCGAATCCGCAAGAAGCAGAACTCATAGGCAAGATCCTTTCGCTGTATCTCGAACTGGGCTGCGTCCGGAAGCTAGCCGAGCGACTCGACTGGGAAAAGATCAGAACCAAGGTTTGGAGGACACGGACTGGGGCTCGACTGGGAGGAGTGGCCTTCGCCCGTGGTGCCTTGTACCATCTGCTGCGGAATCGGCTCTATCTCGGCGAAACCCGCCATCGCGACCAGTGGTATCCCGGAGAACACGAGAGCATCATAGCGCGAGCACTCTGGGATCGGGTCCAGGCCCAGCTGAACAGCAATCTCCGGAAGCGCCGGAACCGGGTTCGGGAACAGGCGTCGAGTCTATTGACGGGGCTGGTTGAAGACGAGCATGGCAACCGGTATACCCCATCGTTTACGGTCAAACGAGGCCGACGATATCGCTACTACGTTTCGCAACTTGTTATCAAGAACACGGTGACCGAGAAAAATGGTCTAACCCGTGTACCGGCGCAGGAACTGGAAAACCGAGTCATGGAGAAGCTTCTCGCTTTCCT